GTCTCTTGCCGCGAAGAGCTACCAGAAGTTAATCAACTCTACACCGAACTCAAAGGCACAGGCGTCACGTTTAAAGGCGTTGATGTGGATTAAGATGTTGAGGTTGGCTCTTGTCTTATAAATACACTCATTATCTTCTACCTATGTTTACTTTACTTAATTCAAATTCAATATCGTATTGAAATGTTTTTTGTCCTTTTCTATTTGATTTCCATGTATATGAACCATTTTTAATATTTACAGGAACAAATCCTCCATCACCTACAGATGTATAAGTTGTTTCCTGATCATTCATAATATACAATTGGTTCTGTATATAGACACTAGGTGAATCAAATAATTCAGTTAACCAATTTGCATGTGAAGTTGTTAACCAATCAGTTGTTATTTTATAATTGTCAACATATTCAGTATAGTAATTGTCTTTACCTCTAGAGGATTTATCAAATAAAGTAGATGAATAATTATATGATGCAGTAGTTCCTTCATTACCTATTTCTTGCCATTGCAATTGTGGTTTAATGTATTCTTTTCTACTTATTTTAGCTTGTTTCATTACTGGGTAAGGAATAGAAATATAATCCCAAGTACCATACTTATTTACCCATGCAAACCTAGTTCTACCTTTATCTACATTGCTTTTAATGTATGGATCTACTAAATATGGATTAATTGGTTTATCATAGTAACCACAATTTGCATTTTCTATTCTGATTAATCTATTATCACCATTTACAAATTCAAAATCATATTCAATCAATCCCCAGTTATTTGCATCTATAATAGAAGCTGCTGTAGCATTAGATGCTGATAAATTTGCAGGACCAATACCTACATAAAGTAATTTACCATCAACTTCTGTTTCATAATTTGAGTTAGTATATAAAGGTACAGTTGCTAAATCTTGATAAATTGTAGCTGTAATTGAAGATAAATCACATATATTGTTGTAAGTAGACATTAATGCGATTGTTTCAAAATCATAATAAAATGCCTTCTTAACACTAGAAGATATAAATGTTGAAGTATCATTTACTATACCTTCATTATATGCAGGATCATTAGTTAAAAATGGTCTTGAACCTGTACCAACTACATCTGCAACATATGAGTCACTAGGCCAATCATATTGTAAATTACTATATTCGTTTACTGCAGGATATAAATTAATTCTAGGTTGTGTTAATCTAGTTGCTGAACCAGATGGTGTAGAATTAAATGACATTGTAAATGCAGGATTACCTACAGCACCTAATCCATTATATTGTACTACACTACCACTAGGTGAATCAGCATATTGCTCACCCATTACTATTACAAATGTTCCTACATTAGTATCTGATGAGTAACTACCTGTTTTTTCAAATACTGTATCATCATATTCTAAGTAATCATTACATATTCTAGCTATATCAATTACAGCACTACCACTGTTATTTGGAAATGTATTTATTGTAGTTAATGCACTACCAGTATTTGGTAATTGATAAATTTCAGTTGTTAATCTCCATTGCGATGCAGTTATAGCAGATGAAGAAACAATCAACGGTAAGTTATTTACTGTTGCATTGATAAAAAACGGTGCTTGTAATGTTTCTAAACTCATGATACTGTTGCTCCTCCTTCTTCAAATAATTCGTTAATATCATCTATAATATCCAATTCAAATCCTGCTGTAATTAATGGTTCACCATAATTTTCATAAGCATTATTTATTGAATCAACTATAAATGGTTTTTTAGGATATGTTGCTCCTTCTTTACTTATACTTTTTGCTATCGCATATGCAAATTGTTCTGGTGTTTTAAATTTAGCAGGTTTAGGTACTTTCTTTAATTTAATCCACTCTTGAATAGGTTGTACAGGAGGCATTCTACCTGGTCCTCTTGCTGGTCCTCCTTTTTCTAATAATTCACCATACCAATCTAAAGAAATAACTAGTGTATCATCATCAGTTACAGTTGGGGTAATGCTACGTGCTAAATCACCTGTCACAACAGATTTATTTTCAAACAATGCATTACGCATCTCGTCCGCAACACGAACTCCAAAATCTTCTAATGCTTTCTTTAAATTAGGTGTGTCCATTAGTTACTTGGATAATCACAATAGTTGTATACTCCACTTTCTTGTACTGCAATATTACCTATCCAACCATATGCTCTATCATTAAATGCTTCTAATGCTGGAATAATATTTGAAATATCAAATGATACTCCTAATGTTTGGTTGTCTTGTGGTGGACCCCAATTTAAATAAGATCCAATATCATACAATACTTGTTCTGTTCTTGACATAATATCAATTGGTGATTGATTTTGTAGTCTAGGAACATCTAAAACATATAATTCGAAATTAATTGTTCTAATTCTAGTATCTTGTGATAAACCAGGTGATTGCAATGGTCTTAAAAATACAAATGGGTATTTTATATTTTGAGAATGTGCATCAAGATAATCTAAAGGCCCATGAGCAAATGATTGTACATACTCATGTGCATTAGATGCAGACTCAAAAAACTCAACTACTTCTTTATACGATGTCATCTTTAATTGTTTTTTTCTTTTTAGGGGCAGCTTCTACACTTTTTTTTTCTATGTAATTACCTTCTTTATCCATACACTCACATAATACTGCTTCAATTACTTCTTTTCTTATCATTCGCATAGCAGCAATTTGATTTGTATTGAATTTTTTAGATAAAGAGATTATTTCTTGTTTTTCTATACTTGATAATCCCTTTAATTCTTTTTCACATGATTCGCAAGCCATAATTATTTAATTTTAATTCTGTTTCTAAATTCCTGTTCTTCTCTTTTTCTTTGTTTATCTACTTTATCGTTATAATCTTTTTCTATTGCTAAATAATTTAAAGCAAATACAAAATTTAAGTCAACAATACTTCTTTCTCCCGTGATACTGAGTATATTTGTTTTGGAGAGCGAATATAATGTCGCAAACCATCCCCAATGCTCGTCAAAGCTCCTAATGTCTCCGTCGTCATTATTTCTGCTATCTTCAGACTCTTCTTCTTGGTCAGGTTGTCTAAAGAGGGCAGAGAACTGTTTAAGTATATGTTCACGATTCCTAAAAAAAAACTCAAAGCGCCTAAGGCGAATTGAACAGGCAGTTCAGCCATTATTTTAGAGGCTGCTTCTCTATCCTTAGAGTCATACTTTTTTAAGGTATACCATTTAAAAATATTATCTAATTTCTCAGTTAATAATCTTACACCATGTATGGTTTTAAAACTCATCTTATTGAATTTATGTTTTTCAATAGGACGATAAATTATAGCCATTATTTCATGTAAGTTTTTTACTGGTTCCTTACTTAGTTTTTCTAGGTCAATAAATTCACCTAATGCCATTTGTGATATATCTGAATAACCGTAATTAACATCATTTATTTGGATTACAGGATAAAATATTTCCTTATACTCCATTGCCGATGTTAAATCTTGAGTTATTCTACCTATGTCTTTAGGTGACCACTTAGCAATTTCATCTTTATCATATCCAGTAAATACATGTATTGTTTCAATAAGTTTTTCTAGATCAGTTAAATGTTCTAGGTTTTGTAACTTTTGAAAATTAGCTACTGATAGATAATCTGGAATTTCTAATTTTATTTTCATATCTAATTATAAATAGTTATTTACATTATTCTCGACCTGTGATTGCTTCCAAACGTAGGTTTACCAATGTAAATTGAATTTGTTTGTATTTCGTTTCTTGCCTTATTTGCTAACATTAAAGAATCCACTATATCATCATTCATACCTGCAGGGTGGCTAAAACTTAGTTTACCATTAGTATTTAATTTATAAGTGTATAGTGATAATTCCCTGTATAATTCAGGTTCTAATTCCCTAGAAGATAATTCAACAACTTGGTTTTGAATATCCTCAATTAATAATCTTACTATTTGTGTTTTACTATCCTGTGTAGTAGTAAATGGTCTCATTTTCCTAATTCTAGGATTAATTAGATCAAACATTGCCTTACCAATACCATTTGTCTCTATATAACCACCATTTATGTTATAACGTGATAAAACATCAGTAAATTGTGAAGCGATAGCTTGTATGTTTTCTCCTTTTAATCGTTTTAAAAACACT